TATTATGAAGATGCACTTGTACAGCTTAATAGGCACATGGAATCTGCTATAGAAAGAATAGAAAATAAGAAATTTTTTGGAGCAGGAGAGCTTACTGATGAATCTATAGGCGATTTTATTCTTAAAGTATCTGAAGGTAAAGATTTATCACGAGATAAAGTAAATGACCTTGTTAGGATATTGTCAGCGTATTTTAATTTTAAGCCTACTAATAGTGCTTGGAGCTCATTTAAAACAGGTACTTATGGATTATTACTAGGAAAGTGGACAAATGTTATTACACAGATGCAGGATATTGTTTATTCAGTTTATGATAATGGTCTAGACCAAAGAGACACTATTAAAAATATAGCTCGATATTTGACAGGCAGAGAAAGAATTACTAGAGAAATAATTGGAGTAGAAAACCCTGCTTTTGAAATAAAAAATAGAAACAAAGAGTGGTATGCTAAATTTATGAACAACGTCACCAATACTATATTTAGATTATCAGGATTTAAATTAATGGATGGTCTAGGTAAGTCTGTTTTATTAAATAGTTCAATACAAAGATATAAAAGAAAAGCTAAAAACAATAGACTATCTAAGAAAGATAAAGAATATTTAAAAACATTGTTTGGAGACAGCTACAGCGAGATAATTTCAGATTTAAAAAAAGATGTAACCCCTAACAACTATACGACAAATGAGCTATTTTTAGCATATGCAACACTACTAAAGTATCAGCCAGTAGGTAGAACAGAAGTTCCATTAAAATATTTAGAATCAGGCTCTATTGGTAGAACAATGTATATGTTAAAAACATTTTCCATTAAACAGCTTAATGTTTTAAGAGATGATTTCTTAGATGTGTGGTTTGAGCCAGGACAGAAACGCAGTGTATTTAAAGGCAGAAATCCATTAAATAAAAATACAACTAACAAAGAAAAAGCTCAAGCTGCAGCCAATATGCTGTATTTAGTATCTTTAATTGCATTGGCAGGAGCAGGTGCAGATGAAATAAAAGATTGGTTAAAAAACAAAGAAAGCACGTTTGAAGAAAAATGGCAAGATAATTTATTAAAAATAATATTATTAAATAAATACTGGATAAACAAAGTTAAAAGAGACGCTGTTTATGAAGGAGAGTTTGCTGCAATACAAGAAAATGTATACGAGCTAATATTCTCATTTCCACCTGTAGATGTGATGGCGTTTTTCTACGATTCATTTACAGAGCTTATTGATAAAGCTAAAGGTGAGCAAGAAAGAAAAACTAAAGTAACTAGAATGGTTCCATTTATAGGCGATGTGTTATATGGAAGAAGAGACCTATTAGAATTTACAGGTGCCACAGAAGGGGCTGTTGGAGAAATTAGAAAAGCAGTAAAAAATATTAGTGGTAGGGGTGCTGATGATTTTACATACTATAAAATTAGAGAGCTATATAAAAAATCAAATGAAGTCGCTGATTTAAAGGGTAGAGAAATAAAAATATATGAACGACTCTTACTTGATTTATTGAACAACCCTCAATATGTATACAGAAAAGACAGAAATAAAGATACTAAAAGTTTAGTGTTAAGATTAAAGCCAGATAAATATAGAACGCATTTAAGACAAAAGTATGGAATACAAATAATATTGAAAGATGGAAAATATGAAAAACTCAATTAAAAAAATAATAAGATATGTGCTTAAGGATTTAAATATGTATAGTGAAGATGCAGAGAATCTAGTCTACAGGACTGGTATGTCTGAGAGTAACTATAAACACCTAGAACAAGTTAAAGGTCCAGCACTAGGTTTCTTTCAGGTAGAACCAGATACCATTAATGACACTATCAATAATTACCTTAAGTACAGACCAGAAAAATTAGAGCATCTTGTAAAGCGTGGCTTAGATTTATCGGACCCAGAGAACAGCGTACTTTGTAGTATATACCTACAGGTAGCTTTTTGCAGATATAAATACTGGAGAAGCCCAAAGCCTATACCAAGTGGTGTAGTGGCACAAGCTAAATACTGGAAAGAAATATACAATGGTCCAGGTAAAGGAACCATAGAACATTTTGTAGAAAACAACGAGGACTAAATGGCAATCAAATTCAAAAAGAAATCAAGCAGCTCAAGTAAACCAAAACCAACAAACCCAGAGCTATACGCTAGAGTAAAATCAGAGGCTAAAGCTAAGTTTGATGTTTATCCATCAGCGTATGCAAACGCATGGCTAGTAAAAACCTACAAGAAACGTGGTGGTGGATATAGATAGTGGCATATAAGGGTGGATTAAGAAAATGGTTTAAGGAGAAGTGGGTAGACATAGGAGCACCTAAAAAGAAAGGTAAATACCAAGAATGTGGTAGGATAAGTGCTAAAGGAGATTCACGCAGATACCCTAAGTGCGTCCCACTTGCAAAAGCTAAGTCTATGACAAAATCTCAAAAGAAAAGTGCAGTGCTTAGAAAGAGGTCAAAACCACAAGGTGTAGGGGGTAAACCTACAAACGTGCCTACATTTAGAAAGAAAAAGTAAATGGACTTTATTAATTTAATTGAGACCTTTGGCTTACCAGTGGCTGGCGTTATAGCACTGGGATTTTATGTATCTAGGCAAAACAAATGGATACAGGAGACTCTCATGCAAGAGTTAGAAGAGAGTCAAAATCGTACAGAAGGGATTCTTATCAAGCTTATAGACCAGCAGAAGCGTCTACAAACAGATGAGTTCCCAGATTTACATAAAGAGCTTGCACGATTAGAAGGTAGCTACCATTCAATCGTAAGAATAATAAGCAGTTTAAAACAAAAAAATTCATAGGAGGATAAATGAAAGAAGCAGTAATAGCAGTAGTAGAAAAACCAGTAGTAGGAGCGTGTTGCTCATTCAGTGGAGCACTAATTAATCACATGGAGATGTTAAGCCCATACTTAAACTTTGCATCGGTTTGCGTAGGTTTGCTTGTGGGTCTACTGACACTCAGAAAAATCTGGAAAGGATAAAATAAAATGATAGCTGGACTAATAGTTAATTACCTTAAAGAAAACAAAGAAGAAATAATAGATGAAATCAACAAGAAGGTTAACATACCTCTTATATCAGAAGCAAAAGAAGAGGATATATTAAATTCATTGTTTGATGGACTAATGGAAATACTTGAAGGAATATTAGCTAAGAAAAAATAGTTGTAAAAAACTTCTAGGCGTAGTAAATTAGATAAACAATTAACTTAGGAGTAGCGACTATGAGTAAGATAGATTTATCTAAACTAACGCAACCAACACCAGAAGATAGGATTAAACACAGAACCCAAGCAGGGGTAAAGCTGTCGTATGTTGATGCACGATACTGCATGGATGTACTTGATGATGTGGTAGGTCCTGAAAACTGGAGTGATGATTACAAAGAAGTAAAGGGTTTGTTGATGTGTGGTGTATCCATCAATGTTAATGGAGTTAAAGTAACAAAGTGGGACACTGGAACTGAAGCAAACTTTGAAGGAGAAAAGTCTATAGTTAGCGACTCATTTAAACGAGCTTGTGTTAAATGGGGTATAGCAAGGGATTTATACGACACTAAAAAGGCTGGGGGGAACGCTACTCCGAAACCACAAGGGGTTCCTAATGCCCCAGGTCCCCAGCCAGTCTCTCCAACAGCCAAACAAACAGAATACATACTAGACTTTGGTAAACATAGTGGCAAGTTTATCTCAGATGTTCCCCTTGATTATCTTAAATGGTTTTTAAATCAGAAGGATAATAAGAAGGATGAGAAGAAGTATAATGTATTTCTAAGTGAATACCACAAAAGAAAAACAAATGATTAAGCACGTTGAGGGAACTCGATATGGTAGGTTCTATGACATTGGGGATGGTATATACGTCCCCAGTGTTACTACTGTTACTAGATATGGATGCCCCACACCTAATTACCTTCTAAAGTACATTGTGAACAACTCAAAGGGTGACTATGATAAGTATTTAGAGACTAACTCTGAAGCACTTAGAGTAGGAACTGCTGTACACGATAATTGTGAGAAGCTTTTGTTAGGTGAGGACTTACTTATTGAGAACGACCCAGAGGTACAGAAGGGTGTTATAAGTTTCTGTAAGTGGTATCAAGAGTATTTACCTAAAGTTATATCAGTTGAAGAGGTATTGTATGCTAAAAACCATAGACAAGGTAAGCTTATATGTCCATTTGCTGGTAGATGTGACTTAGTAGTAGAGATGAACGATGAGACATGGATGATAGACCTAAAGACATCTAAGAGCTTAGAGGACTATACTTATGTAATTCAGCTTAGTATGTATAAGATGCTATGGGATATAAGGCATCCAGAGAGACCAATAGATAGACTGGCTTTAGTACATTGTAAAAAGAACTTTATGGGTGCACAGCCTACAGCAAGAACAAAGCTTTTTAAAGAGGTAGAGTTTGATGAGAAGTCTGTGAAGGCAGCTGTTAGATTCTTTTATAAGTACCAGGAAGCCTTTGACAATAAAGGAAACTTAAAAACACAACCAAAATTACAGACTGAATTTAAACTTTAGGAGTAGCGATGAACGATTACATAGTAATACCAGGCAATATTTTAAGGGATGATAACCTTACCTATATGCAGAAGCTTATACTGGCTAAAATCACTAATTTAGATAACGATAAGGGGTGTTTTGCAACCAACAAATACTTTGCAAGACTATTATCCACATCTATAAATAGTGTATCAAAGACAATAAACCAGTTAAAAAGTATGGGATTGATTGAAGTAGAAATAACAAACAATACAGACAGAAGTATAACCCTCGCCAAAAAGTTGAGGGGGGATGTCGTAAAAGTTGAGGGGGGGTCGCCTAAAAGTGTAGGGTCTCCCGATACTATTAATATAGATACTAATATAGATAATAATAAAATATATAAAAGTTTTATTGATTGGTGGAAATTATATGACAAAAAAGTTGGCAAGGATAAGGCTCTTAAGTTCTGGACTAAGAAACTTGACCAGTCTCTAGTGAATGATATTATGAACCACACCAAGCGTTATGTAAAAGCTACTGATAAGCAGTACAGAAAGAATCCATATACTTACCTGTTTAATAGTTCATGGGAAGATGAGATAATGAACGAGGTAGAGGAACAGCAAAGCAATCCATATGTAGATGCACAGAGATTAAAAGCCTACAATCTAAGAATGGGAACTAATTACCAGACAATAGAAGAATTAAGGATGGCTAATGATTAAACTGGGTGATGCTATGCGACCACTTACAAGTAAGTTTGATATTGATTTAAGCTTAGGAGAGAAGTACGAAGACTCTCTTGCTCAGATATTAACCATATCCAGGATAGAAGTAAAAGCAGAAATAGATAAGTGGAGAGATACAGGCAACATAGCTATAGAGATTAGATGTAATGGAAAGCTATCTGGATTATCTGTAACTAAAGCAGACCACTGGTGTCATGTTTTATCGTACAAAGATGAAATTAAAATGATATTAATATTCCCTATAGAAGAACTGAAAAGAATAGTTAGGGAGCTAGTAGACAAAAAACAAGCTAAGGTAGTTATGGGTGGTGATAATAATAAATCACAGCTCGTACTGGTACCCTTAGATAAACTGAAAGGAGTAGCATGAGATATAAAGATGAATTAGAGCTAATAATAATGATAGGAATACTGGTAGTAGGAACTATTGCACTTGTAATGTTAGTGAGGTCAGCATGGATATAATGAAAAAAATTGAAGAGATATATCCAGAGTGTACAGATGCCTTAATGAATAACTTCGATAGAGCATACGACCTTTGGGCGAGAAAGCAGTCAGACTACGGTGACTCTAATATCCGACTTGGGCTTGACCTAAACTCCTCCTCATCCGAGCGTTCGCAAAACAATAGGTTAGCCCAGTTGGGTGTAGTCATAAGAATGAATGATAAAATTAGCAGATTAATAAACCTGTATAAAAAAAACATGGAAGATACATCTGCTGTAAAAGAATCTATAGAAGACACAGCTCTTGATATAATGAACTACGCTAATATGCTGATGGTATTGCGTCAAAATAAGTGGGGAAAATAAAATGACAATTAAAGACTTTAGAAAACTAGATAATGGTGGCAAGGTAAAGGGTTTCATGACTATCGTAACTAACGAGGGTTTTGAAATGAAAAACTTTAAGCTGATTGAAGGAGCTAATGGTTTATTTGTTGGTGCACCTAGCCAGAAAGGTACTGACAAAGAAGGAAACGAGAAGTGGTATGATATGGTGTGGATTCCTAAAGAACTAAATGAGCAGCTTGTAGACCTTGTTGCTAATGAGGTAGACATGAACCAAGAGTCAAACCCTGTACCATTTTAATGTGGACAGGGACAACCACGAGAGGTAAAGTTGTGTATGTACAGAGAGAAGAATTAGAAAAAGCACACTCTAAAATAATGGAGCAAAATAAACAGCTCTTGAAAAAGATAAGTGAAATGTCTATATTATGGGAGCAAACATTAAACATACTACTGTCATATAATCCGAAACTAGCAGAACAAACTAAAGAAGAGTTGGAGAAGATTAATGAACAGACGAGCGATATCAACGATAAATCCAGAAGCGATATTTCTGGATGATGCTTTTGACCAAGCAATCCTAGGCGTAGCTAATGACGCTGATGGAGACCTTGTTGCAGTATATAGTCAGAAGCAGTGTATTAGCATTTTAAACGTAGATGGCATAGAAGACGAGGACTTTGATTTTTTATGGGCTACGTTTATAGAAACATCCAGAGGTAAGGGAGCTCCAATAATATTTACAGAGCTATGGGATTTCTGTGAACACTAAAACATGGAAGCTTATACAATACTGGAGAAATAAATATAACTCAACACCTAATGGCTGGGCAGTAGCATATATGGTAGGTGAGGAGTATGTATCAGATGTAAGTAAGCAATCACTATCAAAAAGAAATGTCAAGAGTAATAAGAAGACTAAAGAACCAGCCTTTGACTTGCAAGATGTGTAAAGCCTACACACTTGGTAAGCCAGTTTACGAGTATGTGTTTTGGGGTGACCCAGAGCCAATAAAAATATGCCAGAAATGTGCAAAGAGAGAGCATGGAAGTAGAAATAAAAGACCACTGCCAGAATTATAGGGAAGCAGAGATGCTTTCAAGTCGAAAAGGAGAATCGAGGAAGGGCAAATTGTTAACAGGAGCTTGTTATAATTTGGTGCAAACCTTCCTCTTGACTCCATGATAACAATGTTATCCATATACATCCCACTGATTTTTACACTACACGCATCACACGAACTATATAATTTTAATAACCCCAGAATTGACCCCAGAGGTACTTACGTCCTACTACAATGGGAGCCAGATGATTTTTACGCAGATGTAAATAGTATTCATAGACCATACTTAAAGGCTAAAGCAGATAACTACTTCAAACGAAAAGCAAGGATAAAATATTGGCAAAGAAAACAGCTAGGCAGAGAGTAGTAAAAAGACTGGATGATGTTACATCCAAATATATTAGAGAGCGTGATGCAAAGTGCGTCCAATGCCAGACCCCTGAAAACCTCACTAATGGGCACGTCTTCTCCAGAAGGTCGTACTCAACGAGGTGGGACATATCTAAGGATGGTAATTGTCATACTCAGTGCTGGGGCTGCAACTTTAAGCATTCTAAAGATAACTACGATTATTTTAAATGGTATGTAGATACATTCTCTAAGGATGCGTTTGAGAACCTACGCTTTAGATACAAAGAGACTAAGAAGTATACTACAATAGAATTAGAGGAGTTGTATGAGGAGCTAACCTTAGCATATAAGGAGTTACTAAGTGAAAACCAGACTAACCAATAAAGATAGGATAATTGATTCATTAGACGCTACCCTAAGAGACCTAGAGATAAGGGCTTGTTGGGTCGGTTTAAAGGCTACAGAGATGAACTACACGCAGAAGCTAGAGTACGTTATGTCATTCTGGAGCGTAAGCAAAGAAACTGCTGAGAAGGCATTGTATAGTGACAAAACTATCAGCCAGTGATAAGGGATATGTAGGAGAGCTATTCTGTGTCTTTTATTTGAACTTGCACAACTACTCAGCAATGATAGTTCCAAATCGTAGACCCTACGATGTAGCGATGGAACACGATGGAAAGCTTATCAAGGTGCAAGTAAAGACCAGTACCTATAAGAACCATGAGAATAAGGGATATGATGCTGGGTATTGCTATAGCATTAACAGACGTAGTAGGATTACCAAGAACAATAAAGTCTTCCACTACTATGAGCACTACAATGATTTTGATTGTGATATATTTGCGTTTGTGCAGCCCAGACTATATAAGATTGCGTTCTTCCACGTTAAGCAGATTGATGTGAAGTACAGAAAGATATTAAGACCAGAACACTTTGAGGATTATCCGATTGAGAAGGCTTTGGAGTATATGTAAAAAAGGGAGCCGAAGCCCCCTTTTCTATTGCTGATTTGTGAACCTAGTTATTCTCGTTCATCTATACACTTAACACATAGAGGTAAATCAAAACCATCATCCTCAGTTTCAAGTATAGTATACCACTCAACATCATCCTTAAGCTCTTCACAATCAAAGCATCTTTCAAAAGCAGGAAGTATAGTTAAAGCCATTACTTACCCCCTTCCACGATGATGTAGTAAGTATGATTTTGTAGGTCATTAAGCTCAAGACCTACGATAATGCATCTCATTTGTTCTAGGTCATAGCTCCCATCTATTGCTATCTTTTGAGCTTTACCAAATTCATCTACTTGTAATATTCCATATTTCATTATGCCACTCCTTTGCTTTTTTTGTATCTTTCATCAAATACATTTTTTAAGTAATTATGTATTATAAAGTTAATGTGTTTACCAACGCTGCGATGGTTCTTTTTTGCATCTTTATCAAGAGCTTTTTTAAGTTCTACATCCATCATTACATTTACATTTTTTTTCATAGTATGCTCCATTTTATAAGTTTAATTAAGTAGTACCAGATGACTAGACTTAAAACAATTAAGCCTAGCCATACCCAACCTCTGGGGCTAATCATTTTCACCCCTTGTTAGTTTGATAAATTCAATGTGGCACTCTCTTAATGTGTAGTCTCTATAGTGCTCTGCTTTGAACCTATCTCTTATTATCCAGCTCATATGTTCCATCTCTGGTAAGAACTCCATAGTATAACCAAGCTCATAACCACCATCTAGTAACCAGTCTTGTGCATAGTCTTTAAGTTTCATTTTGCTACTCCTTTTCTGTTGGTACATTAAGTACATTAATTGTTTTCTCATCAAAACCACTTAACTCTCCAGTATCTGAGATAACCTTATTGGCTACAAGCTCACAGAACTTCTTTACAACATTTAGGTCAGTTGAATCAATATCAACAGTATTATTGTTAGGTGTCATAACATTGCTTGACCACTCATTTGGGAATCCCATAGCTACACTAAACACATCAACCTCTAGAGTTTCATGACACTTAAAATCTATCTCAAATAAGATGTGATTTTTTCTATGTGGTTTCATTCTTGTATTGTTTTCTATTTTCATTTGCTACTCCTTTTGTTTGTTTGTTTATTTCTTTTTACAAGGTTTTACTTTAACCCAATTTCCTGATGTTTTCTTTTTACACATCTTCTTACTAGTCCAGTCTTGCTTTACCTCGCTCCATCTCAATCCAATCTCTGCATTAGCCTCAAGTATCTCTTCCCATAGCATTCTGTCTTCACATTCATAACAGTGAACACCTAGCTTGTTATAACTGCACGTACATTGTTCCATTATTTGCTACCCCCTTCTAGATACATTGACATACTTATAGAATCAGCCAATGCTTCAGTTATTATACATTTACTAGTTTTCAGTTTAGACATAGCTTTATATTTCTTAAGATTGTCTTCTGATTTTTGTATTATTAGGTCGATTATTTCTTTCTTCATTATTTGCTACTCCTTTTTAGTTTATTAACATTCTTTTTATAGAATGATGCAATGTCTTGTTCAGCTAGAGAGTCTAGTGCATCTTCCAGAGCTGACTCTAGTCCAGTAATAGTTATTTCTGTTTCTTCCTCATACCCATCAAACCAACCATCACCACTTGTATTTGGATTCTGGCAGTGAGCTTGAGCTTGTTCTAAAGTGAACCCAGTATACATAATCTTACTAGGTCTGTCATCTCTATACATTCTTACGATTTTATATTTCATTGCTACTCCTTTTGTTTGTTATTTTATTATTTCACTTAATGGTGTAGGCTCAAAAAACTTATCTCTTTCTATGCCTAATCCAAACATTCCCTTAATACTCTTTAATTCACTTAATGAAAAGTATCCAAATTCCTTTTCATGTCCCACTACATAGCCGAAAAATGTATCTTTTCCATCATATTCACAGCCATACCATGTCCAACTATTCCATGGACAAAAATATTTAACATAAGCCGTTTTTTTATCTCCTAGTTTTTCGGTTTCATATAGTGCTGGTATTTGATTTTCTATCTCTTTTGTCATTAGTTTCATTGCTACTCCTTTTGTTTGTTAAACTTTGTTAGTTTATTTGTTTGAACGCTACACTAAGTTAAAACACTTTAAATATTATATGCAAGAAAAATCTTTAAAAAGATTTAAAAAAGATTAAATCCTGGACGACAAAATTTATAAAAAAAATTTATTTACTTACTTTTAAATAAGGTGATTTGTATCACTTTTTTGTATTATACTATGCGTATGATAGAAGTATGTTTATTTGCACTGGGCGTTGGTACTGGCTATGGCTTGTCCACGCTCTCTATTTATATGGGTAACAAACTGGCTGACAATATGGTACAGAAATTCACAGCACCAATCCAGACCGAAGAGGAGCCTTCTATCGACACAGAAGTGAACCCCATATATGACTTCTCTACATATGAAGAAACACTAAAAGAATACATAGGTACAGACACCACAACTAAAGACAGCTACATCCCAGATGATAGCGAGTTCAAAGAGGTAAACTAATGATACAAAAAATGATGGGCAAAGCAAACAAAAGAAAGAAGCTTTTAACAATGCTACAGAACAAAGTTAGAAAGGGTGGCATGGCTGGACTTATGGGTGCCAAGATTAAAAAGAAAGAAATTAATTACTAGCCTGTAAATCCTGTAAAAACAGGTGAATAACAGGAAAAATATAAGCATTATGAAAGAAAATAAAATCGACAGATTCTTGATAAACATCCTTACAAAGTTTAAAAGGACTAGTACAATCATTGAAAATGCGTGTGGAAATGCGTATGAAATAGGCTTTAAAAATGGAATGGTAGAGGGAGCTAAGGTTAATGGAAAAAAATATGCAAATAAGGTCAAGAAAGCCCTCAAAGGACAATATAGATTGTAAAGGTTACTACCACTATAGTGAGACTAGTGAACCTATAGCAGATAAGATAAGACAATATTTTAAGAAGGAATGGATATGCCAAACTACACAGAAAAAGCACCAGACTATAAGCCAGAAGAGGTAAGGTCAGATGGCAGAGATGCTAAGGGCAAAATAACTAAGGGTCATACATTAAATCCTAATGGCAGACCTAAGAAGGGTAAGTCTACAGCTGAGCAGTTTAGAAGCAATCCAAAGGCATTAGATATTTTAAACAAGGTAATACAGACAGCATCAACACTAGGAACAGATAATGAGCATAAGGATGCAACAAGCTGTGCAAAGGTTGTGGTAGATAAGATTATACCGACACTAAAGGCACAAGATATATCGATAGAGTCAGACTCGGTTACTGGCTTTGTTGTATTACCAAAGGAAGAACCATCACCGAAGGAGTAATTTGGAAGCCCCATGAAGGTGCTCAAACATTTGCCTTACAAGTTAGTGATGTATATGAGTGCTTGTATGGTGGTGCAAGAGGTGGAGGTAAGACAGATTGTGGAATGGCGTGGCTGTTAAGAGCTACAGACAATCCAGACGCTAGAATGCTAGTAATAAGAAGAAATGCTGATGACCTTGCAGACTGGGTAGATAGAGCACATAAGATGTACCCTCATGCAAAGGTAACTGGGAAACCAGCAACAATAAAGTTTCCCTCTGGAGCAATAATAAGATGTGGGCATTTAAAAGATGAGAGTGCCTACACAAAGTATCAGGGGCATGAGTACCAGAGAATATTAATAGAGGAGCTCACCCAGATACCATCAGAAGAAAGCTATTTGAAATTGATATCAAGTTGTAGAAGCACAGTAAAGGGACTAGAGCCTAAGGTGTTCTGTACAGCAAATCCAGGTGGTAAAGGTCATCAATGGGTTAAAAGACGTTTTATACAAGGTCATAAACCTAAAGTGGCGTTTAAAGAGGGTAACTCAAGGTATAGAATGTATATACCAGCGACAGTAGACAATAACCCTACCCTTATGGAAAATGACCCAGATTACGTTGATTTTCTAGAGAATCTACCAGAGCCATTACGCTCAGCGTGGAGACATGGAGACTGGGATATATTTGCTGGTCAGTATTTTACTGAATGGAACCCTAAGATGCACGTCATACCAGAGGATGTAGCTAAGAAGTTTGGATATGGTCAGAGCTTTAATAAAAAGTACATCGGTATAGACTGGGGATTTAGTGCACCATTTGCGTGTATATGGATAGAGGTTACACCAGACAACAGAGTATTCTGCTATAGGGAGCTATATGGAACAGAGAAGCACCCTTCCCAGTGGGGACAAGAGATACTGAATATGACTGGAGATGAAGAGATATTTATGAGTCTAGGTGACCCCTCAATGTGGGCTAAGAATCCAATGAGTTGGAACAACCCAGCAACACCCATGTACACAGACAAGTCTATAGCAACAGCGTTAGGTCAGTTTGTACCAAACCTAGTACCAGCAAACAACTCGAGGGTGATAGGGTGGAGTAACATGGCACAGCTAATGCACTATAAGAAGGGAGTATTACCTAATTTCTTCATTATAGATGGAACGTGTCCAAACTTAGCAAGGACGCTACCAGAGATGATAAGAGATGATAAGAACCCAGAGGATATAGACACTACACTTGAAGACCATATCTGTGATGCAGTGAGGTACAGTTTAACACATATACAAGCACCTCCACAGCAACCAGCTAAGAAGCCAATTCTACAGCAACAGATTGAAAAATTATTAGAGTTTGAAGAAAACGATGAAACAATAGATTTTAGGGGAATGAATTGATAACAGGAAGTCCACACATAACAAATTATAAAAGCAGAAAATATAAGTCTTGCGAGCTTACCCATCATATTAGAAATAATGGTGCATTTGTAAGAATATCCTATAAGTACGATAAAAATTCTCCATCAAAGGTAAAGCGTGTATGCACTCCAGCACCTATTGTTGGAAACAGCGTATATGACACCTATAGAAAAACTGCTAATAACTGGGGATGGGTAGAAGGTAATCACGATGGTGGTGCTGATGTACAGGTTATAACCCAAGGTGAAATTATAGTACCAGGAGAAAATAAACCAGCAGGTCATGCTATTAATGCTATTGACCTACAAAGAGTCAATAATGTAAATTATTTTTCTGCTAGAAAAACCCCAGAAACTGACCCAGGAGATTTTGATGATGGAGCAGATGCAGACCTTAGATATTTATTAAATAATTTAGGAGTTGTGGTAGGGAATGTAGGAGATGATTGCAAGGTAATAATATGGCAAGGCTCAGAAATACCTTCTATCCCAAGCTATAACACAGGTCAGTCATTTAGAGTATATTGCAAGTTATCAGGAGATGTCAATGCAGGATGTCCAGTGTTATTGTTTTTAGATGCAAATGGAGACTTGCGAGGATACAACTGCCCTATACCAAGAATGGACACCGATAGCGATGGTCAGTTAGATACCTCTGGTAATACTTCTAGGTATCCTGAATTTGGCAAATGGGGAGTGTGTGAGACTGGTGGCTCTAATGGAGACGTAGTAGAGATAGTTATAGCAGGTTTTGTCCAAGTAGCTAATCCTGGTGCCGAAGGGAATAAATTATATGGAGATGGTACATTTGACTCATACTCAACAGGCGATATTCATAATACAGATGGATGGAATAAATTTTTTAATTCATCAGTTGGAGCAGCAGGAACAATGCAAGTTAAAAGTGGTGGAGCAGTCTCAGGCAATAAAAGACTTGATATAGAAATAACTGATTCTGGCACACAGCAAGGTAGCGTTCAATTTTACAATATGGAATTTCCATTATCGGAAAATGTTAACTATAAATTTAGTATGTACGCTAAAGCAGCAGACGCAGGTGCAAAAATTATTATTAATTTACTTGATGGAAAAGATACTAGTGAAACTATATGTAGTCCTACCACAATAACCCTAACAACTGATTGGGTGTTGTATGAGCATACCTTTACATTATCAGATGAAGGTAGAGAATATTGTAGATTAAATTTAACTATGGGAAATGGAACAGGTGGAAATAGTAAGGCTGACCAGGAGACAACAATAAAATTAGACAGCATATCTTTAGTAGAGGATGGATTTACAGATAAAGATGCACAGGTTTTAGGAATAGGATTAACTGGATTTATTCACAAAGATACAGCATCTGATAGAGATGTATTACCAGCCATATTAGGAACTCTAGTAAATGAAACAGGAATGATATGTATAGACCCAGGAGTTCCAGAGGGTGAAATTAGAGACTACAGAGAGCAGCAAATTGTAAAAGCAAAAGCGTGGTCTACGGTTACAAGCTCTTCAACAAATAAAAAACCTGTATCATTATGGAGAGATTCAAATGGGGATTTAAATTGCGTAACAGATACTTTAAGTAATCCTACATATGAAAATGTCAGTATTGTACCAGAAGGTAAAAGTGGAATCCAGCTTGAAGATTCAGTAGGAGATAAGGCATATGTTGATGTTCTTGTTAGGGGTAAATTGGAGCAAGATTCAGCTATATTTGATTTACATACAAACGTAACAAGTGGACTAAGCCCAGGAGAATATATTAGAGACATAAGCATAACTCAAGGAATTAATGGTTCAGCCCCAGGAGATGAATTTGAGATGATATTTACCGAAAACGACAGAACATTGGGGTCAGCGTCAAATTGGGTAGATTTTTCACCTAATTCAAGCATTACATTTTCCCAAGACACAGGAAATAATAGAATAGCAATCACAGGCTCAGGAACAGCAAATAATTCAGATAAAAAAGAAGGTGCTCATATACCTGATGCTAAAATCTTAAAAAGAACAAATGCTAACTGGAATCTATGGAGTGACCTTTCAGGCATAGCAGGGTCTGATGCAAATTGGGTGTGGGATAGCAAAACAGGGAGTGCGTCTGTAGTCCCAGCTGGCTCCGATGCAGCATATTTTGCACAAGTAGAAACATCGTTTGCAGACAATGAAACCTATAGGGTATCATACACAATTTCAAACCATAAAAGTGGTCAAATAAGAGCTATACTATATTCAAGTGCATCAGGAGGCACTGGTCAACGACATGGAATAGGGGCAACACGCACAGGTAATGGTGATTATACTGAAATTATTACTATTAATCAAGATAATGGTACTAGTTCTAATACAATATATTTTCAAACCTATGGAAGTTCAGAGGATGATTTTACTATAAGTAATATAAAAGTAGAGCCTTTAGAGACTGGAGCGTCAGTAGCTCATGTAGGTCACACTGTAGCGTTATTTAAATGCACACTTTGGTCAGCAAGTAACACAGACCCAGCTATAATTAATTGTGGTAGGCAAGACTTATCAAATGGGACAACAAGTGGTGAAGGATTTAAATACGGACTAAGATTTTTTGATAATGGCTCAAATGTGTTAACAACAACTGAAAGAGAAGCATATGCGTATGTATACTTTGCATCAGGCAATGCATCATTAGATGGTTTTGCAATATTTCAAACAAACGCAGTATCTACGCAATGGTTTTTTAAAAATCCAAGCTTAACATACTTACCATTAACTAGTATGACACCACATGGAATAGCGTTAAGTGGAGATAATAAGGAGTATTATTTGTTTTGATAAATAATTATAAGGCACAGAGAAATGTAAGAGCAGAGCTCGGAGGAGCAGTAGACCTAGGAGAGCCAGTATCCCTATACATTAAAGAGGATGAGCTTAAATACTCTTCTAAAAATCTAGCTACCAATGGCAAGTTTCAAGATGGGACTGTAGCACCATTTACAACAGGTACTGGTTCTGTCCAGATGGATGTAGTAGAGTTAGCAACCAATCCAGTATCTGGAAGAACATCTCTTAGATTGCTAGTAGGGGATGCAAATGATGTAGCTCAAGGAAATTTTAATGTTAGCGTAGGAAAAACATACAAAATTAGCTTTAACAGAACAATACCTAACCACACAACTGATTCTAAATGCAAATTTAGACTAGGTATCCCAGGCGATGTAGATGCTTATGCAGATATAATATCATTTACAAGTAATGCAACAACTGGTGTTTTTAGAGAATCTTTAGTGTTTACAGCAATTAATTCTACTTTAGAATTTAGAATAAATGAGTCTGGTGAAGATAATGACGCAGAAATATTTATAGACGATATACAGCTTTACGAGGTAGTAGACCACACCTACAAGCTAATGGCAGTAAATGACACAATCCCATCTCAAAGTGTAAACACAGAGGCACTAGGGAGTGAGCTTATTACTAATACAAATTTTGAAAGCTCTGACGCAAATTGGACATTAGTTTATTCTGGAGGAAGTGGGAGTGGAGCTACCTTAGATAAAGCAAATACATCAAGCCCTCTCGCAGGGACTAAAGATTTAAAATTAGTAAATAACGCAGGTGAGAATGCTGGAGTTGTAAGTAATGGCATTGCATTTCAAAATGGTAGAACTTATAAAGTTTCAATGAAATATATAGTGAGTGGTGGAAATGCTTTTTCAAAGATAGGCTCAAGCAATTCAAGTACAGGGGGTGCTAACATAAGTGGCTCAAGTCAACAAACATTAAATAGTACGTCTTTGGATACCATGGAGCATACATTCACTGCAGGGGAAAGTGGGACTTTTTATTTAACAGTATTTGCAGGGAATGGTGTAACTTTTCAAATAGATGACGTATCAGTTAAAGAGGTTTATGGATACGACTACTACAACGCACCAGCGTATAAATTTGGTATTGTATCAAGCGTATACGACCAATCTACTGGAGCAATGAAAACCTCAGGAGTGGCAGGGGATGAGATAGATGTAACAGTTCAAGGAGAATGTATACTGCGTAAATCTGGAACTTATAATACAGTAGCAGGGTACGATATTTCTCAAATAACTGCAAGTGGTGATGCAATAGATAGAGGTGATGACCTTGCAAAGCCAAATCAAGTGGGAGTTATTGCAGAAACTAATGCAAATGAATCAGCAACCCAACCTATAATTCTTTGGCAAGGGGTAGAATTTTCAGAGCATTTTGTACATAAAAACTCTCTACAGGTAATGGCTAAGTGTGATGAGACAATAACTAAGTTCAGACCAGTGTCGCTGTTCCTTGATTCAGAAGGAGATTTACTTTGTAGACACGATGATATTCCAGAAACAGCCCCTGATGCTAATACAGACCACACAGGCGCAGACCCAGGTAAATGGGGCGTAGCCGAGCTAGGTGGCGTAAGTGGAGACATAATTCCAGTTACAGTAGCAGGAAAAACAACTATAAGCACACATAATTCAGTTCCATATAGAAACTCAGGTGATTTAGTGGTTAGAATTACGGAACAAGGATGGGTATCGACAACAACAAACCCTGCATTATATGCTCCTAACGCTCTAGGTACAGTAATGGAGGGTGGAGGAGCAGGCGATGATGTTCCCATTACAATATTCCAAGGTACTCCAATCGGAACTATTACAGACTGGAAACGGACAATAAAGGTAACAGCAAAGGCAAATGGTACTATCTATGATTTTTGCCCAGTATCTTTGTATTTGGATGCAAATGGCAACTACAGGTGTATACCTGATAATATTCCTAATTTAGCTACAGATACAGATAATGGAACATGGTGTGACTTTAGAAAATGGGGAATTGCTCAAAATAATGCAAATGATGGAGAAGACGTAGAGGTTATAGTGCAAGGCAGAACTAGGGTTAGAAATACTATTACTGCAGCTAATAAGGGAGATTTTGTTAGAAAAATTAGCATTGGAGGTAATGTTAGTGGAAATACTCTTTCAAGTATTGCTCTTTCATCACTTGGAATAGTAGAAAAAGAATCTGTTGAAGTTAGTGATAGACCAGCAGGTGTTATAATAATATTTTAAGGAGAAGATATGCCAGGATTAAGTAAAAAAGATAAAAAAATGTTAAAAGAACATGGTAAGCACCATAGCAAAGGGCATATCAAAAGTATGTTAATTAATATGTTGCGTGGTAAAAGCTTTAAAGAGTCTCATAATATAGCAATGAAAAAGGCAGGTAAATAATGAAATATGGTAAAGTTAAGGTAAAACTTAAAAAGAAAAATAAAAAGAAAAAAAAATTAAAAGTAAAAGGTAATGGCGATAAAGATTATGGTCAAATACCTACAAATGATGGAACAGAGAACCCAATAGGTGGAAATTAAGGAGCTTTAATGGCTAACAAAGACTACGACAAGGTAATGATAGACAAAGGAGATGTAGTAACTCCACAGGGATACGAGCCTAAGCTTGAAGATAAGAAGCTTTTAAAGTATATGGAGCGTATGTTTCAAGAGGCAAAGCGTGCACGAGCACATAAAGTTCCACGATGGAGACGTAATGAAGAGCTTTATAATGGAGATTTCTTTAAACCCTTTAAGTTACCTAAGTATAAAACAAGAATAGTAGCAAACTCTATACACTCTATTGTAGAAACAGTGTACTCTATCCTTACAGACAGAGCACCTAAGGTAGATATTATGCCTAAGCGTGAAGACCAAGTAGATTCTGCTAAAAAAGCACAAGAGGCTGTAGAGTCTGAAATGCGTAAAAACAAGGCATTAAGGGCAGTTAATGGAATGAAGCGAGATGGACTCATATATGGTGATGGTTTTATGAAATTAAGCTATTCTGAGGGCTCATTAAAGTATTCTACGCCCAGTGTATACACAGTCTTTGTAGACCCATTAGCAACAAGTGTAGAAAATGCTAAATGTGTAACTTTTGCAACACCTACCTACGTTAGAGACCTACACGATATGTATGAAAATGGCAAATTTGTTAAATCTGAAGGAAAATTAGACGAGTATAAGTCTTTTGTGCAGATGAAATCAGACTCTAGTGGTATCGGACAAGCCACCACGGCATCTGGTGGTCAATCAGGCACATCTTCTGAAACAGGTGTATCATCATCTGAGGTTAGAACAGATTATATGCCACTGGGACCCACAACGGAGTACGATGACAAGGAAATGTATGGGGGTCAGGTACTACTAAAAGAGGCATTTCACTACATTGGAGACACATTATACCTAACCACATGGGCAGGTAAGGTGCTACTACAGCACGTTGAGTCACCTACAGACTTTATTCCTCTAGTACATTTTAAGAATTATGCTGATGAGCATCACTTTTGGGGCAAAGGGGAACCAGAGATTGTTGAACCTCTAGCAGTAGGAACAGCTATACTGCTTTCCCAAAGCCTCGATAACGTAATATATCATGGTAATCCAGCATGGGTAATGAGTAAAACCCTAGCAAAAACACCAGGAAACAGACCTAGTGACAAGCCAGGTCAAGTATTTTGGACTAATGGACCTCATGAGAACATACAAAGGCTACCAGCAGGTAATATTTCATCATCTAACCTACCTTTGGCACAGTATATGATGCAGCTTACAGATACTATTAGTGGCGTACACGACATCACTCAAGGTCGTAACCCTAGTGGAGTAACTGCAGCAAAAGCCATATCAGCACTTCAAGAAGCATCACAGCAAATCATCCGAGCAAAGGAGCGAGAGGTAGGAACAGATGCGATTATAGATTTATTTAGACATTCACTAAGTATTCTAGTGAACAATTATGAACAAGCCATCGTTATAAGAAGAAATAACGAGTCAGGATATGAGTTTGAGACATTACAACCATATGAGTTAGATGCAGATATGGACTTTAAGTATGTACCAGGCTCAAGTATGCCAGAATCAAGAGCACAGCGTATTGACCAAGCATTAGAATATGTACAGCTTGGACTACTCACACCAGAGCAGTTCTGGAGATGGCATGAGAAAGATATATCTAGGGACATCCTAGAAGAAATGATAGACCAAAAGAGAATGGCACAAGAAGCCCAACAGGCTGATATGGACATTCTTAATAACTCTACAGATGAAAATGAGATTATGGAAGCATTATTAAGAAAGCAAGCTCAAATGGGAGCAGTCCCTGGAGAGGAAAAGGAGCAGTAATGGCAGAGCCAAAAAAGAAAAAATCACTAGCAGAAAAAATAATATCAAAGTCCTCAAAAGGTCGTAGCACTAGGGGTAGAAGCTCAAAAGCAAGAAAATCCCTTAAAAGCTTTGCATCAAAAAATAGAGGAAAATTCCAAAGTCCAGTACACAGTAATGGATTTAAGCAAGATGTGTTAATTGACTTACATCAAGGTGGAAGAAATTTTACTGGTAATATGCAAGCAAGAGCGATAGCAGGTAACGCAGCAAGAGCAGCTGGAAGCAAGTATATGAAATTTAATAATCAAGTGTATAAAATAGGTACAGGTAGCTTTAGAAACTTTTTATATACAACATTTTCAGCAGATGATAAGCCTAATAGGGTAAAATAAAAATTTGAAGACCAACACCAAACAAGCGAGAGCTGAAAGGAGCGTCTGAAATGCCAAGTCCATATAATGATGTGGAGTTAACAGATACCGAAAAGGGTGCTATCTATGAAAACCCTGGAATGAAAGAGGACCAAAACCCTCAAGAAAAAGGGATAGGACAAGATAGTGGATTCGGTGATGAACCCCATAGCGATGAACCTCCTGTAAAGGAAGCCACACCTGCAAAGGTTGAGGAAGACGAGGGAGTAAGTGAAGAGCTAGGGAGCGATGAGTTCAATCTTGAAGACTATGAAGTCGAGATAGATGGTGAAACTTTTGATGGAGCTGAAATTCTTAAGTGGAGAGAAGACTCTGCTAATAAAGAGAATTGGCAAGCGTCCAACACTCAGAAGTCTCAAGAAATCGCAAAATGGTCCAAACTAGCCAATAAACTAAGTTCAGATGATGAGTTCAGAGACTATGTAAAAGATTACTTTTACGAGGATGAAAAGGGCTTAAAGGAACTAGGTTTAAATGGAGAGCTAAAGCCACTTGAACTAGAAGAAGTTGTGCAAGACAAGCAAGAAGAAAAAGCAGAAGCTGAAAACTCAAAAATAGATGAGGTTGAAGCTAGGCTAAACGACATGGAGCTAGAGAGAATGGTTGATGACTTAGAGTCAGAGCTTAACAGCATAGTTGATAACAATACACATATGTTCCAAGAAGAGGATGCAGAGGATGACTTTCTAAGTTTTATAGAACAGTCTCAAATGACAAATCTTGAGGATGCATTTAAATTGTGGAGTTATGACAAAATGCAAATACAGATGGACCATCAAAAGAAAATAGATGGAAACAAACAACGCAATCAAGGGAAAGTAATACACAATTCAGAGACTGTAGTTAAGGATGTATCAACACCTAAAAGCTACAAGAGTATGAAGGAAATAAATATGGCTGACCCTGATATTGCAAAATACTTTAACAAGTAAAGGAGCTAGAAAATGTCAGCAAGTTCAATGACGATTAACTGGGATGCTTTATCCTCGTTAACAAGAGACAAGTTCTTGCCTGTTCTAGTTGATAATATATTTAACTCTAACCCTATCGCAGTAAAGATGCTTAAAAATGCTGAAGTGCTCGATGGTGGTAGAAAGATTATTACTCCACTAGAATATGCTAAGAACACAGCACAAGGCTTCTACTCTGGTTATGACGTATTAGATACAACACCATCTGACCCTATCACTGCAGCAGTATGGGATTGGAAACAGGCGTATGCTAATATATCAATTTCTGGAGAAGAAGAACTTAAAAACTCAGGTGATAGTATGATTCTATCACTACTTAAATCAAAAATGGGAAATGCAGAGCGTTCACTTAAAGATTTGTATGGTACAAAGCTTTTCGGTTCAGGTACAGCATCTCCTGGAAGTAATGAAATCACAGCACTTTGTGGTCAAGGTAATGTATTTGGTAGTGCTGCTGATTATAGAGCAGAGTCAGCTATAATAGATGCTACTTCAGCAGATTCATCAGCAAATCACGCCCCTGGCAACATTGATAACTGTATTATTGGTTACAATAGAAGCCTAGGTGGTGTTAACTCTGATTCAAACTCATGGTGGGAATCTAAGTTTGCATCATTTACAATGGGTGATTCAGCTGATGATACAACAGCAGCCACTTTTGATAACTTAGCAACTACAACAAATGGTGTAAGTAAAATTGCAGCTAGAATGACTAGAATGTATGGTGCTTTAACTATCGGTGCTGACCAACCAGACCTTATTGTTTGCTCACAGGTTTTATACGATGCGTATGAGACTGGATTGCAAGCTAATAAGAGATTTGTTGGAACAGACGCTATGTTAGTAGATGCAGGTTTCTCAACTCTTAAGTTTAAAGGTGCAGATGTTGTTGCAGATTCACATTGCCCACCAGGTGTAATGTTATTCTTAAACACAAAGTATCTTGACTTTAAAGTTCACAGTAAGAGAAACTTCTCTTTCCAAGACTTCCAGAAACCAATTAACCAAGACGCTAGGACAGCCAAAATCTTCTGGATGGGTCAGTTAGTATGTACTAACCCAAGAATGCAAGGAATGATTGTTGGTGGTCCTACTGGCTACTAGAAAGGGGGTTTGATATGAGCGTATTAAATCAAATTCATAGTGGGTCAATGGAAGGCGTTTCTTCTGAACTTCATGGCTGTGATACTATAAGTACAACAGCTAAAGTTACAGTAAAAGTATTATCTAACGGTGGCTTAGTTGCAGGTGCACCAGTAGGATTATATTATTCTGCTGATGGTGTTCTAACTGGAATTAAAGTGGCTTGCGATGGAAACACTGTTGCAGGGCATTGGGGTATTTCAGAGTCAGCTATTGCTGATGGAGAATATGGTCAAGTAACTGTTAGAGGTCTTGCAGTTTGTGCAAGTGGTGGAACAGCAGGTCAATTAGTTACAGCTATTTCAAATGCTGGAGCTATAACTTCTGCAGCTGCTGCTAATACAAATGCAGACACAGGTGTATTAGGAACTTGCAGTGTTGCAGGTTCAATATTAATATACTAAATAAACGCTAGACAGCACTTACAAGTAACAAACTGGGGGCAGGGCAACTTGCCCCCATATTTGGAGATAAATGAAAGATAGTAAATTAAAAAAAGCAGGGGTATCAGGATATAATAAACCGAAGAGAACCCCAGGTCATCCTAAAAAATCACATATAGTAGTAGCTAAAAAAGGTGACAAGACTAAAACAATTAGATTTGGACAGCAAGGAGTTAAAACAAATCAAACAGCAGGACAAAGAAAAGCATTTAAGAGTAGACATAGAAGAAATATATTAAAGGGAATATTTAGTGCAGCATACTGGGCAGACAAAGTAAAGTGGAGCCCAAGTAAAACAAAGAGCCCATCTATGAAATGGAAAAAAGGAAGTTAGTATGACAGGCAATGAAATGATAACAAGCTTAGGTTACAGACTAGAGGATACTGGTCATGTAAATTTTGCTTTAGCACAAAAATTAGTAGCACTAAATGATGCACAGCGTCAAGCAGTATCAATGCTAACAAATGACGCACTTGTACATTTACAGACCTCAAGAAGTATGGGAGGTGCAACATCGGATACAAGTTTAGGTAATTTAACTTTTTTTAGCTTGCCAATAGGGGGAATATTTACAGGAGTAACTTGTGCTTCATCAAGTGGGTTATTTGAAATATCTTCACATGGACTAGTTACTGGAGAAACAGTGACACTTAAAGATTTTGAGGTTGCTGGTGGAGACACTTTATTTGATTCAATTAATAATTTAACTTCACAAGTAACTGTAGTAAGTGCTAATCTTTTTCTAGTTGATGGTATAACAGCAGCAGATATTACATCAAATTTAGATTCAGGAACAGTAGAAAAAAAAGAAAAATCAATGACTAGAGTAGTAAGCGTATATGACGATACTAATGACAGATTTGTAGAACTAACAACAATAGCAGCTATAGGTGACAACACAGCGTATAATTACGGAACTAAAGGAGCATTATTTAACAACAGACTTTACGTTTCATCTTCAACAGCTACAACAGACTGTACTTTAGTATATATAACATCTCCATCGGACATAGTAGCCTCAGATGTAGAAATAACATATTTAAGTGACTCCATACAACAGTTAATAGTAGAGCTAGCAGAATCACTGCTTTGGAGACAAGATAATAGGCAAAATAGAGCAACTGCAGCAGCTAATAACGCAGCAGCAATGATACAAACAATAAACGCTTCAGGAGTATAATGACTTTTAAGCAAATAAATTTAAATGGTGGTTTAAACCTACAAGATAGCGAGCTTAAAAAAGGTTTTAATGAATTTTCAGATTTGCAAAACTTAAGGCATGAAAATGGTTCTCTGGTAAAAAGATATGGCACAGGAGCACCAACAACAGTATCAGGAAATACTAGCTGTATTATTAATAACGCAGGCATACTAGTACATAGAAAGCTTACAGGGGCTAGAATTTCAGATGTATCAGCAAACAAAATAACATTTACTGCATCTAATGGAAGGATGAATTTAGACGATACGACAGGATTAATTATACCAGGGCAAACAGCAGACCTTAGAAATATATTTAAGGCAGGAGATACTATAGTTTTAAGTACGTCTGCAACCGATGGTGGTGTAGCTTGTCAAAACAAAAACAAAGCTTTAGTTATAGAATCAGTTGATTCAGCTACGCAAATAACATTTAAAACAGCAGTAGTAGATGAAGAATTAGATGGTGGCTCAGTTACAGCACAGTTTACGTTTGTATTTGATAGAAATAATGATGGGTTTACTGGTGGTGGCGATGGAGTACCTAACAACCTTCAAATTAATGACGCAAATTCATTTGATGGTAAAGCATTAATAGTAACATACGCAGATGGAACAAATATGGAAATTGGTATGCTTAATTCTAATGACTTTGGAGATTTGGAAACTCTTACAACAATAGCAAATGCCTCAGATATGCACATTAGGATGAGAACATACACAGATGGTGTTAGATTTGCGTGTGGACTAGACCACTCTCCATTGATATTTAAGTATGTTAACAGGCAACATTTTAACGGTTTATTAAAAGCAGTTTATAATTCTAATGCACACACAATGTACCCTAGATGGTTTATGGACACTGCAGTACCAGTGCTTGATACAGGTACTTACACCTTAGAGACATTTAAAATTGATGATAAAGGTGGAATAAATGATAGCATAAGATATATAAACGGAACATTAAATTTAGAAGACAATGAGTATACTTATAAGTTTGTACCAGTTTACGATGGAGTCCAAGAGGGACTATTAGAAAATGCTTTAACAACAACCTCAACTAATGTACTAAATAGAATCCCTGATAAAAAAAATAAAAACAGTGTTACAAGCAATAAAAAAGGCTGTATGCTTTCAACTACAAAAATAGATTTAAGCAAATTTAATCCAAGAACAAGTGCAATAAATGTATACAGAAGCACAAACAATGGAACGTACTACAAAATAAAATCTATATACATGGGAGATAATGATACTAATCAGCATAAAATTACAAATGCATACTCGGAAACTGATAGAGTATGGTTTTCAGGAGGAAATGCACTAGAAGGAGGGAGTGAAGGCACCCACACTACATTAAATCAAAAAGTATTAATGATGGATTGCATTTCTTACATGGTTCAAAATGCCAGTGGAGCAAATAATTACCAGTCTACAGGATTTAAATCAGTAGATTTAATGGCAAATATACAAGCAGTTTTAGGAAATGGTTTATCTAGAAGTGAATACGGAGATATGGAAACTTGTAAATTTAATTATATATCTGAAGAAACAGAGCCAATATTAGGAGGTGATGATACCTGTTCAGGGGGTTCACCTAATGGAGGGTGGTATTTTGCAAGTAATTCTGAAAAAATAGCTACTAATGTATCTGATACTAATGCAACAGATATAAATGGCTATGATAGTGATATGAGTGCAGACAATTCTGATTACACTACAGGCAATCCTTTTGGTCATCCTATAGCTGATGGTGCTTCAACAGGATTAGATTTTACTATAGCAAATGACGGAAAAACCTTCACTGGAAATGAAATAAAATTAGCAGGTGTGTCACATAGACTCAACACTGGTGGCACTAATTTAACAGGTAATTTTATAGTTAGTGGATGGGTTACAGTTAGAAATTTAGACCACCCTGAATCGTCTGCAAAAAGTTATCTAGAAGTAGGTACTAGTCAATCTAGTGGTAATCCTGGTGATACAGGTCAACAATTAATTTTTGATTCAAAGGGAGATAAAAATGCAAATTTTCCATGGACATATTTTCAACATAAAATAACTTTAGATGATGATGATTTAATATTAAAAACATTTATAAATACTCCAGACAACTCGCAAATGGATACAACTCAAGACCAATTTAGATGTGTTCAATATTGGGGATTATCTGTTAGAGAAGAAGTATCAGGATTTGAACTATCACAAGGCTTAAGGGGCTTTGCAGGAAGAAATGTTATAGCATCTTCAGAAATAAAAGATTTACAATTCCCCCCTGGGACTTTAAAAGGCAACAGAATACAAGAAGATTCTACTAATCCAGGTTTGTTTATTCCTGTTGACGTAGATGATGACAGAAGCTATATTTCAGACAACTATGGACCTTTTATAAAATGTGTAGACCGAGTTCCAGGAATTAGTGCTAATACACAAGCAGAAAGTTATATTTTTGGTAGCTCAAACTATCAATTTTATTGGGATAACGACAATACTTCATCATATGTTAAAATGGACTTTTTTGACCCTGGATTGCCAGACGGAGCTAGACATCCTAATGAAACATCTACATCAACAGACGTAAAATTTAAATATGCTACAATGCTCAATGGAAGACAGTTTGTAGCAAATGTAAAAATTACTGAAGATGGAAATACAGAAGAGTACCCTAACTTTGTTATGTTTTCAAACGCAGGCTCTCCAGATGTAATACCTACAAGTAACTTTATAAAACTTGACGACCTCCAAGGTGGAGAGATACTAGGAATAGAAACCCTAATGAATGACATTGTTGTGTTTATGACAAGGGGAATATTTAGAATTAATGTGCCTAGTGGAGACCCAACTAGCTGGAGTTTAGTAGAGGCTCATCCTAACATAGGATGTTTAAATGATAAAGCGATAGCAAAAGCACCTAATGGAATATATTTTTGTTCTAAAGATGGAATTGTATATTTAGATTCAGGATTTACAGCTAATATAATATCTAATCCTATTAAAGACACATATCAATCTCAAGCATTAGCAAATCCATCACTATTTAGATTGCATTATGAGGTTAAAAATAACAGAATTAGGCTTTTATATACAAATTCTTCTAATGGAAGTAACACTTTATTTTATTTATATGATATATCTAGAGGTGTATGGACCAATGAACTTCACACAAATTTAGTTTTAGATGAAATGTCAATAGACAACAACAATAATACAATTTTAATAGAGGCAGCATCTAGTTCAAAAATTAGACTACTTGAAGACACTAGCTCTTATCAAGATGCAGGCACAGTTCCAATAAATATAAAAATGAGAACAGGATTTGAACAACTATCATCATTTGACCAAAATGCTTTATTAAGAAGAATAAGCACAAAAGTAGATGCAGCATCTTCAGGGGCAGACTTAGCAGTATTTTTTAATGAAAGTGGCTCTGCATCATATTCAAATGGAAGTTATTTAAATGGAATGCAATCTACAAGACCATTTACTGGGAACAGAGGAAAAAGCATACAAGTAAAAATTGAAGATAATACAAATCAAAATTTAAAAATAGAAAAAGTTGAGCTAGAATATGAGTAGTATAGGATATAAGTCAACAGACCAAGAAATAAATAAATTAATAGCAAGATTACAACAGATAATATCTGAGTTAGAGGCAAGAATAAAAAAATTAGAACAAGGAAGTTAATATGACATGGGATAAATTAGTAGATAGATGTTTACTCTTTACAGACGCACCAGGTGGTCTGCTAAAGGAGCTTTTAAAAGAGGCAGAGCAAGAGCTGTCTCATGAGTTAGAGCTGTATGACGCATTGTACACTATTCAGGTATCAAACACGCTTACTGGTGGTGGTATATCAACTCATGCAACATCTCAGCAGTACGTTGACAGGAACTACTTTCATTTGCCTCCAGAGTATGTAAGGGATGTAGCTGTTTACCATGAAGGAACAAGGTTAAAAAAATTAACAGAAGATGAAATATACAGGCAAAGTAATGACAATACAGTACCAGGTGGAACCCCTACAGGATATTCAATAGCAGGTGAGTTCATTGTATTTAATAGAGCACCTAAGCAGTCAGATAAATTTTTACTTCACTACAAAGAATCACTAACAAATAGAAGTGCAGATAGAGTTTTAACAATTTTATCTTATGTTGAAACAGGTTCAGATAATGATTTTGTGATGTTAAATACAGAGCACAGTACAGAGCTAGCAGGATTGCAGTATAGATGGGAAAAAACTTCAGGAGCACTAGCAGCACCAGGGTCAATATTAGGGCAGCCATTTGGTTTCATTACAGGAATACCAGGCTTGCCAGACAAAGGTGATACAAATAATATACATGATATGGGTGCATCAGTAGGTCAGCTAGACAGCAACAATGGATTGTCAATATATAAAGTAACGCAGAAACTAGGTTTAGATGCAGGTGCAAATCCAGAAGGCTCTAGGCTTGCTAATGGAATTACATCAATTAATGGTAGTATGATAATTATTAAAAACTTCAGGAGCAAGGCACCATTAATACCAAACAGATTTCATGCAAGCTTATGCGATTATGCAGTAGCACTAGCAAACGCTAAATCTTCACCAGAACTATATAACACCTATTGGACAAAATGGTCTTTAAGTATGGATAAATATGTGAACCAATCACTAGATAGAGACCTTATGCATAGTATTAAGGAGGAAATCTAATGTCATTCCCAGTAGTAGCAGCAATAGCAGCAGGAAAAGCAATAAGTTCAGCAATAAAAAGAAAACAAGAGAAAAAAGCAATAAAAAAGCAAAAAGAGGCATCTTTAAAACAATTAGATTTAGCATCTCAAATGACTGCAGAAGAGCAGCAAGCAATGGCAAGAATGCGTAGAGGTGCAGAGCAAGGAACGATGGATGTTGAAAGATTAAATCAACAAATGGCACAGCCTCTATATCAGCAAGGAGAAGCTCAAGAAGCACAGGCAATGCAAAGAATTACTCAACAAGGATTAGAGGGCTCAATAATAGCACAAGATGTTTCTCGTAAAATAGGTTCAGATGTAAGAGCGTCTATAGCACAGCAAGCACGTCAAATAGCGATGGATAATGAGCGTACTAAAGCTGAGGCAGCAAGAAGACTATCACAAGCACAAATGAGAAGAGGTCAACTTCTTAGAGAGATTGCAATGAAAAGGCAAGGTGTAAAAGATGATGCTTCATTAGCACAGCTTATATCAAGACAAGCACTTACATCAGGGTTAGTTGACGCAGCTACAGGACTAGCAACAAGTGCAGCAGAAAATTATGTACCAGGAACAGATTTTGACAATAGCCTTTCAATGCGTCTCAGAACAGGGGAAGGAACAAATGCACAAAAACAGTTGGGGTTTTAAATGAGTTTATCAAAAAAAAATAGAAGAGCAGCTAGATTCTTAGAAAGAAAATATGATTTAAGCAAGTTTAAAGGAGAGCTTATTGATATAACTCAATTCCCAGAATATAGTTATTTAAGTGGCAATGATGTATATGTTAAAATTAACAATGCAGGTAAAATTACAGAAATGAAACAAATTAGTCCATCTGAAATAAATAAAATGCGTGAGGAAGAAGAAGAGAGAAAAATTCTTGAAGAAATAAGACTTAAAGAAAAGAAAACAAGCATACAAGCACGCATTAATAGAGAAAGACGAGAAGAAGAGTTAAAAACTACATCTGGTCAAGAAAAGCTTTACAATGAATTAAAAAGTGAGCTAAGAACTGCTTATGCAGAACTATTAAGAGGTGGGTATAATCCTGATGTAGGGATGAATGAACCAGATAATTTAAAGAATTTAGATAAGTACGATAAAGTTGTTAAATTAGAAGACAAGTTTATTAGGATGGCTAACAAATTAAGTGGCATGAGTAATAAAAACTATAACGCAGATGCATTGCAAGAAATTTCCAGTCTTTTTCAAAATGACGCTAATATAGGTCCAGATGCTAGACAAACGCAAATGCAACTACAAAAAGAAAAATTATTAAAAGAGCAAGAGGAAGGAATACGATTACAAGAAGAACAGAGGGTTCAAGCAGAAGATGCTGCATTGCAAGAATCCCAAAAATTCACAATGTCTAGACCAGGTGAGCTTCCTCAATTCCCTCAGAATGTACCCATGCAAAATAATAATGATTTAAGGTTAGGAAAAGGTGGATTTGTAAGAGGAAGAATTGAGCCAATTAGAGTAAATCAAAATCAACAGCTACCAGACGTTTTACAACAACAACCTAAAAAATCAACTCAAGACGCTGATAGAAAAAAGAAACAAAAGATAACAAATGATGAACTAGATGAGTTGTTACGTTAATGGCAAATCCATTTAAAGATATCTTCAAAAGAAAGTATACTCCATATTACTCAGTAGAAGGGGTAGACGATGCAACTAAACAGCAAATAAGAGAATTTGGTCAGCAGCTTCAGCAGGACCCAACAAGGTTTACAGAAGAGCAAGCTAAAAACATTACTATATTAAACAATCGTTTAGATAATCCTATAGACCCAGACCTAAGAATTTATGAATCTATACGAGAAGGTACTCCAGGAAGAGGGGCGTTTAAGCAAAGACAAACCTTAGAGGAAAGAAGGCTAATGGTAACTCAATCTGCGTTAGCTAAACAAAAGCCTAGAACAGAAGATTTGATTGCAGGTCTACAGGGCATAAGTGAACCACAGCCAACAGAAGAACCAGTAAACACCTTAACTAATGTACAATCAGTTATAGACCAAAAAAACGTAGCAAAAGAATTAGAAAATAAAATAAACCAAAAAAAAGAAGATAAAAGACAAAAATACACAGAGCTTATAGGTATTGACCCATATAAAAATAGTAGGGCAGCTTTTGATAAATGGATGTCTGATAATCCAGAATTGGTAGATGAGGTGCTAGCAAGCTCACCTAAAATTAAAGAAGATGGAAGTGAAGCCTATGTAGAGCTTTTAAGAAAGTTTCAAGACTCTACAGCAAAGGGTACTTTAGAAAAAGACTTCTATGGAGAAAGACCTAAAGAAGACAAGATAAGGGCAGAAAAAAATAAACGTCAATTAGAGCAAATGCCTTTAAGTCAGCAAACTTTAAGACCCATACCAGATGAACTATCAGAAACCACCAAGCAAGAGATTAAAACTAGTAATGAAAAAATAGCAAGCATTGAAAAGATAGAAGAAGACAATAGAAAAATTACAAGCGTAATTGCAGATACTACAGTAAAGTATGAAGGTATACAAAAGGCTGCAAATTTATATAATGAGAATCCAGAAAAATATCCACAGTACAAAACAGCAAGCATACTAGCCTCCCTTAATAATTTAGGGGCAATAAAGTATGGGGATAGACCTGCAAAGTTTGGAGCAGTAGATTCAGGTATACCAGCATCGGATGGTGGTACATGGGCAAAATTTAACAGCATTGAAGAAGCCGAAGAAGCTACTCGACAGATTGTAAGCGAGATGTATAACATTGACGCTGATGGTAACTTGCAAAGATTTATAGTTAACTATATTATAGGTCCCAACGCTACTAGAGAACAGATTATAGAAAAAAAGCCTGAAATAAAAAGTAGGCTAGAAGAAATAACTACACTTATAGGTGAGATAGAAAGTGAAGACAATACTGTAGAAAATTATATGGGCTTTTGGGAGGCATTAACATCTATAAACCCAGTTGACTTGGCTCCATTTGTTAAAGATGCAAAATTAGTTAAAGAGTATACAAACATAGGCTTATTAATTAAAAAAGATATGGACGCACAAAAAGGATTAGGTCCAGAGCTTACCGATGAAGAAGTAAAAACATTAGAAGATTTTGTTGAGTATGAATCTAGACCAAGAACCATGGGAGCATCTATAGTAGAAGGTATATCACAATCTATACCATTTATGGGAGAGTTTGGAGTAGCATCATTATTAGGAGGAGGAGCTGCAGGAGCTGGTGGTTATTTAGCTAAAAAAAGCAGTCAATATGCAGTTTATTTAGGAGTAAGAAAATCTGCTTTAAATTGGGCTAAAAATAAACTTAAAACAAAAGCAGTTAAAAAAGGTGCTCAAATTACAACAGCAGTAGGAACAAAAGTAGTTGCATTATCTGAATTAGGTCCTGGTCAAGAAGCTGAATACTTAAGATTAATTATGCCAGGCATACAAATTTCTGATGAAGGTGCAAGAATTTACACTAAAGGTAAAGATGAAAAGACTGCTAGAAGACAAGCAAGGACAACTCAATATAATGAAAGATTTTGGGAGCTTACTGGTACAGGATTATTAAAAGCATTAAAATTTACAACAGTAAAGCCAATACAAACAGCTTACAATAAATTACCAAAGGATGCTAAAGTTGTAGTGCAGATAGAATCAACTGCAAATTCATTAATAAAATCTATTAAATCAAAAGCACCTGATATAAAAATAGACCAAAAAACAGCAGAGAGTATTAAAAAGTTTTTGTATGCAACAGGATATGATGGCTTTTTTGAAGAATTTTTAGAGGAGAGAGCAGGTGAAGCAACGAGAGTTGTTTTAAATAAATTATCTGAGGCAGGTATAGTAGAAGGATTTGATGAAGATTTTGCTAGAGGTTTATATACAGACTTAATTAAATCAGGTAACTGGGAACAATTTAAAAGAAACCAAGCAGTTGAAGCTGCAGTATTATTGATACCAGGGGCTTCAGGTAGATTAGCAGGCACAGGAATTACACTAGCAAACGATTCCATAGAAGCAAAAAAACAAAAAAGATTTGAGGAATCATTCCCTGATGCAGCAAATAAGCTAAAAGAAGTTGCAGAAAAAAATAAAAAAAATTCAGAAGAATACAATACTCTTGTTAATAAAAAAAGAAAGTTAGGAAAAAGACAACAAGAAAGATTTAATGAGCTATCAGATGATATAAGAATGGAGCAAGCACTTGAAACTTTACAAGAAATAATTAAGAAAAGCCCCAATTTATCTGAAAACTTGGATATAAATATAGTAGATGAAGTTGTTACTATTACAAAAGAAGAATTAGAGGCTGAGGGCAAAACACTTGAAAGTCAAGGATTGTCAGGCGAGACAACTGAAGCTGTAATATTAGGTTCAAACTACAAGCAAAGAGTTGAAGGAAATTTAAGGTTTGTTATTAATATTAATAGAGGTGCAGATTTTGATACATCGCTTGAAGAATTTTTTGAAACTGTCTATAAAGGTGGCTTAAGTGAACAAGAGCTAGAATCTTTTAAAGAATATTACAATAACTATCAAAACAATCTAGAAGCTAGAAAAGAAATTAATCAAGAGATAAACAAAAAATTACCTGAAAATAGGCAAATAGACCCTAACAGCAAACTTTCAATAGAAGAGCTGTTTTCAAAAGAAGCAAAAGCTAAATACTATTTAGATACAGCTATAGAGCCAAAGTCTCTAGTACAAAGAATATATCAAAATTTAAAAAATAGAGTTAATAGAATATTTGGTAATATTACTTTAACTGATGAAGTACAAGAAATTTATAGAAAGGCTGGAGCTAAAGGCATAAAGCTTACAGATAAGGAAGCAAAACAAGAGCCTAAGGTTGAAGAACCAGTAGTTGAAGAGCCAATAGCTGAAGAGCAAGTAGTTGAAGAGCAAGTACAAGAACCTAAAAAGAGAACTACATTAAGACCTGGAGTTGAGCCTTCACCAGATGAGGCAGCTACTTTAAAAGAAGAAGATTTAATTAAGAGGGGAGTGAAGCCAGGTCAAATACCTATAGATTTTAAAGAGCCCAAAGAATCTAATAAAACATATCAAATTATATCTGCAGACCAAAACAAAAATGTTGGAACTTTTTTTATAGCTGGTGATGGAGCAAATTTAAATTTAAAAGGTGAGCAAGAAGATTTTGGAATAAGATACCCTAGAACATATAAAGGGTGGGCAGTTACAAAAGCTCCAGCAACAAAAATATTAAATCAAGTTTCTAAGGGTAATAACATAATAGCAATTACAACTCTTACAAATGCAGCAAATGCAATGAAGTTTAATCCTACATTTATTGCAGCTATAGAAAGAGCTATAAAGAAAAAAGTAGGAGTTAGAAAGTTTAATCAACTTTATAGAAAAAATAACAAAGACATTCATAAAACAGCAGTCGCTGCAAAACTTAATTTACAGCAACTAGGTAGAGAAGTTGCAGTCCCTGATTTTAATCAAATTGCAGGCAAAGTAGTAGCAGTAGCAGAAATAGAAGATGTAAGAACTGGAGAAGATAGAAAAGTAAAACATCCAGCATACGACCATGAAATAAACTTTAAAAGCTATAGAGAACTAAAAGAACCTATACCATTAAATGAACTTATGGGCGAGCTTCCTGAAGGTGATTCAAGAATAAAGTCATCTTTTTTAATGGCAAAAACATACAATCTTGCATTAACTAACAAAGAATCATCTATATCATCAAAATTCAAAGAGTTTCTAGAGACTGGAGATAATAACATATTTGGTGTTAAGACTACAGGCATACAAGTTGCAAGTCCACAAATAAAAGATATTAGTCTAGATGAAGCAATACAAGGAATTAAATCAAAAACTTTAATAGATTATCATAGATTTGTAGCAGATTTAGAAGTTGAACAAGGATTAAAATCTACAACTAAAGCTAGTTTAGGTGAATGGGAAACAGGGGCAGAGCCAAGCGTATACACTGAAATAACATCAAAAATAGACAGCGAGCAATTAGATTACATTGCAGCTATTAAAGGATTATCTCGTAAACAGCTTACAATCTTAAATTTTGAAGTAAATGAGAATGGTTATGACTCAATGTATGAGATTGAATTTAATAAAGATTTAAAAAATATAAAGCAATTTTTAAAAATGATTTCTGATGGTGGAATAGAATTTAAAACAATACCTATCACAGGAAATAAAATTAATTTAATTGTTGTAGATGAAGGTACAAAATTATTAGATTCAATAAGAAATTTTAAGGAGGTAGCGTATGAAAAAGAAATTAAACAAAGAGTTGGTAATGCAAGGTTTATTGGGTCTTTTGAAAGCAGAGAGAAAGCAGACCAAAAATACATCAACATCATCCAAAAGTACGAGCAAAAAAATCCAGAACGATACTCAAAAGTTCTCAGGGACAACATATCAAATCTCAGACCAAGATTTGACAAAAATAAGCTCCCCAAAAAACAAAAAGTAAGCTACCAAATAGTATCACCATCTCAATCAAAAGATGTGTATGATGCAGTAAATAGAAAAACAAAGTCAGGAAGAAGACCTAAAGATGCAAGAATAGGTACAATTGGTAGTACAGTAATACCTATTTCAACCCTACTTAAAAGAATAGACCCCAAAATATACTCTAGGTTATTAAAACACCAATTCAATACTAATGCAAAAATAACAGAATCCCAAAAGTTTGTACTCAAATTAGAAAAATTTATAAGACAGCTTGATAGTAATGACCAAACAAGGTTTAAACTTGCAATGCACAATAGTGATGTTGGTACTATGCAAAAATTGGCACAAAAAACAAAAAACGCTGAAGATTTTTTACAGAACATAGAAGACATAAGAGGTATTCTAGATTCATTAAGAGAAGAGTTAATAGAGCTTGGTGAAGAAATAGGATACATAGAAGGATACTTCCCAAGAGCAGTTACAAACTACGATGACTTAACGACTATGTTATTTGGTGAAGAGAAGGTTAAGACCTATATAGAAAAGCAAATAGCAGCTAAAGAGAAAAAAGACAACGTAAAACTCGATGAGTCAGATAAAGCAAATGTAATAAATCAACTATTTAAAGGGTATAGCTATATAAAGGGCAAGCCATCATTTACAAAGCCTAGAGTATTTGATACTATAACTGCTGATATGTACGAGTATTATGAAGATGCAGTTGTACAGCTTAATAGGCATATTGAATTAGCTATAGAAAGAATAGAAAATAAGAAATTTTTTGGAGCTGGAGAGCTTAACGATGAATCTATAGGCGATTTTATTCTTAAAGTATCTGAAGGTAAAGATTTATCACGAGATGA